GGCCGCCAGTGGCGGCGATCACGCGCTGGATCTTGTCGGCCTGCCCCTGGAATGCCTCCTTGCTGGCCAGGCCGCCGCGCAGCTCGATGACCTTGAGCATGTCCATGAACTTGCGTTCGTTCTCGGCGCCCGCCTCGCTGCCGAACACGGCCGCGTTGGCGAACTTCATGCGCGCGAGCGTGGGCGCAACCATCTGAGCCTCGTGCTCGTCGCCGAACACGCTCATGGCGTCGCGCATGAGGCCGAGGTTGTCGCGCCGGCTCGTGCCGTAGGTCTTCATGCCGGCGGCGAACTTCTCAGCGTCCGCGGTGGTGCTGACGCCCATGCCCAGGGCGCCAATGCGGGCCACCTCGGTGCCGTAGGCCTTGGCTTCGTCCACCGGGCCATGCATGCCACGCAGCACGCCGCCGCCGGTGCCCGCCATGAGGGCGCCCTTGAACATCGTGTCGTGGATCTTGTGCGGGGCGTGTTCGTACGCATGCCGCGCGGCGTCGAGGCGCTTCTGCGCGGGCGCCAGGGCCTCGAGGCGGCGCTTCTGCTCCGCCATCGTGTCGTTGAGCCGCGCTTCCTCGGCGCGCAGCGCGCGCGCCTTGCCGGCCAGGCCGGTGGTGCTGATGCCGGCCTGGTCCAGGCGGCGCTTGTAGCCGTCGAGCTGGTCCTGCGTCGTCTTCTGGCGCGCGGTGAGCCGGTCGGTCTCGTCGGTGACGTTGCGCAGCCGGGTCTTGTAGCTGTTGAGGCTGGATAGCGAGCGCTCGATGGCCTGCTGGGATGAGAGCAGCCGAATGCGCGCGAGCTCCATCTGCCTCGTGAACTCGCCGCCCTGGCCCTTGCCGTCAGCGAGCGCACTGGCGAGCTGCTCATAGTCGCGCTTGGCGACCTTGTGCGCGGCCTTGATGTTCTCGTGGGCCTTGCGCTGGGCCTCGAGGCCCTTGGTGTAGGTCTCGGCCTTGCCCTGCAGCTCGCGCAGCGCGCGCTCCTGCTGCCGCAGGTGCGCGGTGGCCGTGCGGAAGCCCTGCACGGTGCCCTGGGCCCGGTCCAGCTCCTTGAGCTGGTCGCGGGCCGCCTTGAGCGACTTGGCGGCCGCGCTGCTGTTGCCGCTGATGCCGCGCAGCACGGAACCGGCCTTGTCTACGGCCTGCAGGATGACCCGCAGCTGCAGGTCGCGTGGTGATGCCATAGGGGCCTCCGCGGGCTACGTCTTCTCGGGTGGCTCGATGCGCACCCGGGCCCGCTCGCGCCACTCCATTAGCTCGTGCACGCCGAACGCGTCCATCACGTCCGGCGTCCAGTGGAAGGCGATGGCGATGTCCGCCATTGCCTCTTCTACGCGTTCTGGGACGCGGGCGCCGGGCTCTCCTCCGGCAGCAAAAAATCGAGCACCTTCTTGCTGAGCTGGACGATGTCGCTGGGGTCCATGGCATCGATCTCAGGCCCGTTGATGGTGGGCACGGTGATACGCGGCAGCAGCGTGCGGTGCGAGTCGTAGTCGGTGGCCAGCAGCTCGGACAGGCGCGTGCCGCGCAGCTCGCCAGCGTTCGGCGTGCGGACCTGAACCTGCGTGATCTGCGTGTCGCCGCGCTTGATCGGCTTCTTCAGAGTGACGGCGTCGGAGAGATTCGGGGTGTTGGTGGTGCTCATGGTGGTCTGGGAGGGGTTGAACGATCAGCGCCCGGCTCAGATGCCCAGGGCTGCGCGGACGTCGGCCAGGCGGTCGACGTCGCCCACCACCTCGCGCATGTTGACGACGTCGATCTCGATGAGCGGCACACCGTCGACGACCAGGCGGTAGTAGCTGAGCGAGGTCTTGACCTTCATTTCTGTCTTCTCGCCCGCCTTGGCGGTGCCGGAGTCGATCTCCGTGTGGCGGCCCATCACGGTGATCTCCATCGCCGAGACACCTTCACCGTGGTCCGATTGCAGCGCGCCGGCGAAGCGCAGCAGCTCGGCGTCGTGGGCGCCGGCGCCGAAGCCGAGATAGACCTGGGGCAGCATCCCGGCCGCGGTCCATTCGAGCTCCAGCTTCTCCATGCCCAGGTCCAGCTCCACCGGCGCGTTCATGCCGCCGGCGCGGTACTCCTCGGTCTTGCGCCGCAGCTTGGGCAGCGTGACCTCGGGCACCTCGCCCATGTAGGAAAAGCCGTTGTGGAACAGGGTGAAATTCTTCAGCTTGCGGGGCAGTGCCATGGCGGATCTCGGTCAGGAAGTCATGCGGTAACGGCCTTCGCGAAGTCCGCGAAGTACACGTCGGTGATGCGCTGCTTGAACGTCAGGTCCTCGAGCGGCGGCACGGGCGTGTAGTCGTAGTCGATGCGAAGCGTGCCGTCCTTCAGCGACGTCGGCGTGTTGGCCGATTCGTCGTACCAGGCCTGGCCACCGATGAGCTGGCCGGCGCTGACCATCGCGCGGATACGGGCGTTGACAGTGGACAGGATGTCCTTGACCAGGCTCGGCAGCAGCGGCTTGTCCACGGCCCACATGTGGCCGTCCGCGATGGTGTCGGCCAGGACCTGGGCCGTGCGCGTCGCGCTCTCGAACGCGAACAGCGGATCATCCGAGCACGTGCGGCTGCCCCAGAACCGGTAACCGTTGCGGTTGATGAGCGTGGTGATCTCGCTGCCGTTGAGCAGGCCGGCATCGGTGTCGCTGCTCTGCAGGTCCCAGAACACGTCGCGGCTGATGCCCATCACGCCCGCCACGGCGACGTTCGAGAGCGTCTTGTGCCAGCCCTGTTCCTGGTCCAGCTTGGCGCGCAGGCCCAGCGCGTAGGCCGTGGCCGGGGCCGTGACCACGGCGCTGCTGTCGGTGTCCCAGCGCTTGAACTCGGGCCAGATCAGCATGAGCTCGCGCGCAGCGAAGTCGTCGCGGTATGCGATCGCGTCGCTCACGGTGTCGCAGTCGTCTGCCGCGGCGTAGACCATCGCGCGCAGCTTCTGCGCGATGCTCACCAGCTCGGTGGTGACAGCCTGCACGTCCAGGCCTGGGGCGCCGAGGATGCGCGGGCGCACGCCGAGCTGTGCCTCGGCCGCCAGCAGTGCCTTGGCGCCCGTCTTCTTGCCTTCGGCCGTCACGGTGCCCACCACGTTGCTGGTGGTCTCGGCGGCATTGGCGCCGGCGGCGACACGCACCACGACCACCACCGCGTTGGTCTGCTCGGAGATCGCGGTGAGCGAGGGCTTGAGCGTGCCCTGCGTGCCAGCTTTGCCCAGCGCGGTGAGCACGTCGGTGATGAGCACCGGCGTGTCCAGCGGGAACACGGTTGCATCCGCATCCGAGGCGGTGCACACCATGCCGATCACGGCGGTGGAGATGATGCGCAGCGGCCGCGTGCCGCCGCTGATTTCAAGGACGCGGACGCCGTGGTGGTAGGAGGTTTCGGACACGTTGGGGCTCCATGAGCGGACCCCATTAGGGTGATGCAGCGCGCGCGCGATTGCACGCGCCGCGATGGTGCCTGCCCCTCAGGCGCTACCGCGGGTGATGAGCTCGGCCACATCCGGGTTAGCGGCCAGGAAGGCCTGCAGGCGCTCCAGCGCGGTGAGCTCGGCCTGCTGCTGCGGCCGCGGCCGGGTCACCAGTTCCCAGCACGCGCCGTTGTAGCGCGGCCAGGTGGTGAGCTCGGCCAGCGCCTGGCTCTGCAGCTGCTGAAGCGCCGCGTCGGCCTGCAGCTGCTCGTTGGAGGCGAAGAGGGCCCGCACCTGCGGCGGCCAGTCCGCCGGCGGCGGCACGGTCACCGCGCCGCGCGGAACATGCCAGACGCCGGGTTCGATCTGGCACGGATCGGCGACGGTGACGAGCACGAGCAGGCCGGCGCCATCGAGCTGGAACGCGGGGATGGTGGACGTGGCCATGGTCAGAACTTGATGCACGCGAGAAGCGCGACGTTGCGCGGGCGAGACTCGCTGCCGCCGGCGGCGGTGACCGTGATGTCGTGCGTGTGAGCGCCGGCGGATGCAGTCATGACACTGTGCGAGTGCGCCCCCGAGCCGCCAACGCTGACGGTGTGTTGGTGGCTGCCGGCGCTATTGACGTTCAGCGTGTGCGAGTGCTGGCCCCCCCATGCGGAGAGCCACTCCTGGTTGTCGGTGTCGGTGCGCCCGGAGCCCACATGCGTCGATGTGCCGAGAGCGCCGTAGGGCGCAGCTGCCGTCGCTGAATTTTCGCCCCAGCCTGTCGCATGCTGGTGCGCGCCGGTGGTATCCGTCGTGCCCGTGTGTCCGTGATCCCCCGCGTAGTTCGTCGATCCCGTGTGCGTGTGCGACGCCGCAGTGTCGGTCGAGCCGGAGTGCGCGTGGGATCCTGCGGACGTCGAACTTGCGCTGTGCGTGTGCGATCGGTTCGCGTCAGCTTGCGCGCTGCCGAGAGCGCGCCCAGCGTCTACGCCGCGCCCGTCATCCAAGCCGCGCAGGAACTCGCCGCGCAGGTCCGGCAGATTGAATGTGTTGAATCCGTCACCGGCGCCGAACGTCGTTCCAAGGGCGGCAAACAGCGCAGCGTAAGCCGTGCGGCTGACCGCGGCCCCGTTGGCCTTGAGCCAGCCCGCCGGCGCCGTCGTGCGCGCGAAGTGCATCACGGCGCCCGGCGGGGCCATCTGCCGCGTTTCGTCGGCGCTGAGCACGCCGAGGTTCGCGCGCGCCGTCGCGGCCGACTCGACGTCGGCCAAGTTGCGGCTGCGCTCGAGCGGCGCCGGCGCATCGCCGGTGGGCTCGTTCTGCGCAGCGATCAGCTCGTGCGTGCCGGAGATCGGCGTGTTGAAGCTGAACTTGGTGACGTCGGTCGGGTGCTTGGTCCACGCATCATCCGGCTGCCGCTTGCCGTCGACGTACACCGCCAGGCCGCGTGTCGTGCACTCGGTGAGCACCACTTGCACCTGGCCGTCGACAAGCGCCTGTTTCTCTTCGATGCAGTCCACGACGACGTTGACCGCGCCAAGGTCCGTCCATTGCGTGTCGCCGTCTGCGTTCGAGGTTTTGCGCAGCACCTGGCCGGTGGTGCCGCCGGGCAGCAGCAGCGCGGGCGTGACGTTGTTCTGCACCCACGACCTGGTGGCCACGGAGACATTGGGGTCCATCACCAGCGTGACGACCTCAGCGTTGGAGGCCTGGAACGCAAGCCGCACGATGCCGTCGCCGAAGGCTCCTTCTTCCGGCAGCGGCTTGTACCAGGGCGGCTGGCTGCTGACGATGACCATGCTGCCGTCCGCCTCGAAGGCGGCGGCCTCGCGCACTGTCCAGCCGCCCACGTCGGCCGGGAGCACGAGCTCGACGATGAACTGCGTCGGATCGGTGTCGTCCTGGTACACCGCGTTGATCGGCGCGCGGTACATCTCGCGCACGAGCTGCGTCTGCGCCGCGCTCGGCTCGATGGCGTTGCCGCCGCCGTCGCCCACGGCCATGTGCGTGAGCGTGATCTGGGTGGACGCGGCCTCAGCCTGGGCCATGCGGCGTAAGCCCTGCAGCGTGTGGATGGTGCGGTAGGACATGGTCGGTCGAGAGTTGTGTCGGCGTTACTGCGGCCCAAGGCGGCGCGGGTCGTCGGCCAGGTAGAGCCCGCTGTCCCATCCCTGCACCACGTCAGCCTCGGCCTCGTAGGCCCCAGGCGGCATCGGGTTCGTGATGATTTCATCGCCGTTGTCGTCGCGGCTGACGCAGTAGTCCCACGGGCCGATGTTGATGACTCGGCCGTCGCTGTTTTTGATCACTTTCATTTGCCAATCCATCCCGTGTTGCCCGAACCGGACTCTTTCACGTAAAACGTTGTGCCCGCCCCGCCCGACGTTCGCAGATAAATCGATCCCGTCGGGGCTGAAACGGACCCCTCGGGGGCGGCCGATCCCGTGTAAATTTCAGGCCCGTTGTTGAGTTTGAATTTAGATGCCCGCCACTCGATACTGTCCACCACAGTCCCGGTGCGAGACACGATCTCAAAATTCGTGCCGGAACCTGCATCGTTGACTGTTTGACGACTCCTGGACGTGGTGCCCGTGACGTCGCGCCACTTCTTCGTGTCCGCTGCCGCGTTCACGCGGGTCACGTCCATCACGATATTCGACGTGCCCTGCAAGTCCCAGGACTTGTTGAGCATCTGAATGGCGCCAGTGATAGTGCCGTCCTTTTGCAGCACCGTGCCGGCGAAACTGCTCACCAGTTCATAGGCACCGATGGTCGTGATGCGCGTGTTCGCCGTGAGGTTGAACAGCACATCGGTCGCAGAGTTCTGCGCGCTGGTCGTGGCGACGACTTGCACGCCTGTGCAGTTGTCCAGCGCGACGCCGATGTCGTTTCCGACCCCGACGAAGTTTCCTTCCAGGACCGACAGGCTGAGCCCACTCAGGTAGTACCCAGTCATAGTTCCGGTAAAAGCGCCAGCGCTTTCATCAGGCTGCACGGTGCAGTTGTGCACTTTCACGTCTGATGCGTTGAGCGCCTTGATGCCGTACCACGCGGACGAGCCGCCTTTCCATCCGCTACTGTGACGCCGCACCGTCACGCTGTCGATGTCGATGCTGTCCGGGCCGTTGAAGTAGATGCCAACGTCCTGCGCGTTGATATTGCCGTGGTGAATCTTCGGTTCGTTGTAGGGCACCGTACCGCTCTGATAAATACCCCGGTGCGCACCGATGATGTCGAAGTGCGACAGCGAGAAGAAGCACTTGTCGCCCCACTTCACGGCGGTATGGATCGGCCCGAAATTCACATCATGGATTCGAGCCGTCAGCAGCGCACTGGCGGCATCCAGCTCGACGGCACTGTCCTGGAACTGGCCTGACGGGTCCAGCTTGATGTCAAAGGCGCCATGCACCGTGATGTTGCTGAACTCCAGGCCAGCGCAGTCCGACAACCGGAACCACGTCGCAAACCCATAGTCCCAGGCGAAGCTGTACGCAACCACGTTCCGCACGCTGCCTCGGCAGTACAGATCGCGGAACACCCACCGCGTGAAGTACGTGCTGTACTGGTCCGCCTGCTTGGGCATTTCCACTGCCGTTGCGCCATTGCCGCCCCGAGCTACAAGCTCCAGTCCGATGATGCCGCCGCGCGCGCCAACCACGGTTGCCGGCAGGAAAGTGATGCCGTTTCGCCCGGCCGGAGTGTTGAACACCAACTGCGCGCCGCTGCCGCGCAACACCAGCGGTTGTCCGGTGAGCACGCTGTCACAGCGGTAGGCCGCCGTTGGGCCAAAAGGGAACTCCAGGTCCGCACCGATTTGATTTGCAGCAGCCCACGCGGCATTGATGGCAGCAGACACGTCCAGCGTCAGGGTGCCCATCTGCACATCGGAAATCTGAGCTGCAGTCATAAAGCGGGTCACGCTCACTCGCTCACGCAGCACATCGCGCACGGTGCATGTGACCGCACCGGTCCCCGCCGCGCTGTAGCCGATCAGGTCAGATCCGCCAGGTGCCGAAAAGCTGCCGGCCGACAGGTAGACCTCCCAGCCGGTATTGCCAGTGCCAGAGCCTGCGGCCTTTTTGTAGAGGTTCCCGTTGTCGGAAAGTGCCAGAGTCGGAGGCGGCGCGGCCACTTGGCCTTCGGGCGAGCCGGCGCACTGGAGCACGAGTGGGCCGCTGGGTCCGCCCAGGCGTAGTCGGCCATCCACAAGTCGCAGCTCAGCGCTACTCAACACGAACTTCGTCGTGTTGCCGATTCGGCCGAGCAGGTTGCCCGTGGAGCTGGCACGCAGGTCCAGGTCACCGGCGCCGGCGGCGATGACCGGCGACGACATCGAGGTGCCGAACGTCAAACCGCTGCTGGAGAGCGTCAGCCAAGTAGATGAGCCGCCGCGCCAGCGGTGGACGCCGGTGGCATCTAACGTGCGGTAATCAAGATCGCGAACGGTCGCGCGCAGGCCTCGCGCGGTCTCGAAGTACGCCCCGGTGCGCACGACATCGGTGAACCTGGTGAGCTGCCTAGACCCGGCAGGGGCGATGTTCTGGAATCGCGTATTGCTCGGAATGAACGCCTCTCTGACGTTTGCATTCAGGCCGATGCACAGGACATTTCGCGCATTCGAGGTGAGCGCGATGGGACCATAGGTATCACTGTCCTTGAATTGGACTGCCGCGCCGGATCGTGTTTTGGCACCGGTGTTGTGATACTCGATGTGCGGCCCGTTGAGAATGACTCGGTTGCCAAAGTCAACGAAGATTCGGAAGGCTTCCCACGACGAGAACCGAGTGCCTTCGCTCTCCATCCCCTGGATTTTTCGGGATTGATTCCCGGCCATGCCGCTGATGTACAGGCAGCCGCCACACGTTGCAGCGTCGGCGAGATAGTTGCCGGTGGCATCAGCGATCCGATAAAGGCTGTGGTGCTCCGGACCGTAAATCCAGCCCCGCAGCAGCCTCCAATCGGATCCACCGAACGTGCCACGCCTGTCTTCACCAGCGGTGTATGGCAGTCCCGCCGCGGCAGCCTGCGCGGCCGCCACGTCGTCGTAGTACGGTGCCTGGTCGCCCAGCGCCTGGACGTAGCCGTCGCTCAGCGTCAGCGCGTTGCTGGTGGTGACCAGCGTGAAGGGGTTGCTGCCGCCCGGGCCAAGCGTGAACGCAGTAACACCGTCCCGCTGGAATATGCGCACCAGCGCACCATCAGCGAAATACGAGCCACTACGCGTGCCGGGAGTAACGCCGCTCGCGAGCTGGTTGACCGTGTAGGTTTCGGCCGTCTCGGCGATATTCGCTGCGGTCTCGGCCGGGGTCGCACCGATGAGGATGTCCGTGCTGGAATCGGCAGCGTCAGCAGTGCCGGCGACGAACGTGAATTCAACACCGTTGAGCGTGAGCGTTTGGCCGGCTGTCGGCGTGCCAGAAACGGTAATGATGGCGCCGTTCTGCAAGCGGTAGCCGTACCAGGGCAGACCCGGCTTCGGCATGGCTCCCTGGCGCCTGATTCCCCATTTCGGGCCGTAGGTGAAGACATCTCCGTAGACCGTGCCATCGCCGCCGTTTGGCACAGTGCCAACTTCGAATGGAACACCGTCCGGCCCGCTGAATTGCGGGAGGTTCGTTGCTCGTGTCAGGTCCTCATAAAACCCACTCCGCCGCCAATATCCGACTGCATGAACGTTATCGATGATGTTGCGCACGCGACATCCTATGAAGAATGCGCAGTCACGGTCAGATCCGAAGTTGTCCTTCTCGGCGGCTGGATCGAACCCTTCAGCAGGACGCTTGAACCACAGGTAGTTTGTGAAGTCCCTGAACGTTGAAAATTCGGACTGGATATTCAGCCCGACGCTCAAGGGCGGGTCCACCGGGTCCGATGCGCTGCCACGGTACAGCGCCCGGGTACGCGTAACACGAGGGCTTGCGCCGGTGAACAGGAAGCCCGACCTCATCTCGTAGTTCAGCAGCGGCTGGTCGCCGTAGCCCCCACCGGGGCCGGCGCCGATGATCCGAATGCGCTTACGGTTCACCAGCTCGACGCCGTGGATGCGGAAGACGCCAAGCGGGCGCAAGGTCTTTCCATGGTCCTCACACCATTTGATGCAGGCCTGCATCGCGGCGGCGTTGTCGGTACCGGCCGCGTCCTCCGTCGCAGCCGCGGGGTTGCCGTCAGGCACGCAATTCCAGGGCGGGCTGCACGGGTTGATCTCGTCGAGCGAGTCGACCCAGCCGAGCGTTCCAGCGGCGTAGTTCAGCGTCGGGTTCGGCGCACCAATCAGGCCCGGCCCGGTAGCGGTGCCCAGTTCCTCCCGCGAGGCCCCCTGATGCACAGTCCACCTGCCGGCCGACAGGTCATCACCGAACACGCTGGCAACGTGCTCGACCGTAGAGACGAATGCTGTGGTGCCGAATACCACCACGTCGCTGACCTTGTACAGCGCGCCAACTGACCAATTCCCGCGATACCGGAATGCTTGCAGCGCAGCCGCGGCATCAGCCAGCACCTTTGCCAGCGTCGGCACGTTGGTCGAGCCGTTGTAGACGGTCGATCCGTCGCCGGTAGCCGGACCGCTCACGACCGACTTCAAAATTGATTGCGCCTGCTCGAACTCGGCGACTTTTGTCTGAAGGCTCATCGTTTCTCAGTCATCAATTTGGGTCGGCCATGCATTGACGAGTTCATGCAGGCTGGAGATCGCGGCGATGGTCGATTCATCGCCGTGCAGTGCCGCATCCATCATCAAATCCAGAGCTGGCGTGCCGTCTGAATATCGAAGGCAGGAATATTCAACGGTGGTTTCAATGCCGGTGCAGCCAGCGCCGGCCTGGTAGACGTTCGACTGGGCAGTCGACTCAATGCGGATCTCGCTCAGGTGCGAGCGCAGGTTGCCGGCTCGGGACACGATGTCCGGCACCGTGAGCAGATCGGTCTGGCTCCAGCCGCGGGCGGCAGGGTCAAGCAGCAGGCGGTAGGTGTAGGGAGCCCCGGAGGGCAGCTGCTTGTGCCACTCCTGCAGCCGGGCGCTGAAGCCCAGTGCGCCCAGCACGCGCTTCACGGCGCCCACGGTGCCGCGCACGTGTTTGATTGGCAGCGCGTTGCGGATCGCAGCGCGCTTCTGCTCTTCGGTCCAGTCCGCTGACCATGTCTCGACGCCGAACGACCAGGCGAGCCACGGCAGGTTCTGGACCGGGCACGCGTCGGGGCTCCATAGCGCGCGTAGCGGCACCGGCAGCTCGGTGGCGGGGCGGCACGCGACGGCCACGGCGCGCTCGAGCGCGGTGGCGTTCGGTGGGAGCAGCGCCGTATCAGCCACCCTCGACCTCGACCGTGAGCGTGATGCCTGTGCAGTACGCGGCCTGGCCCGCGGAGATCGCGACACGGGCAGCGGGGGCGATCAGGTCCACGTCCACAACGCCGGCGCACTTCAGCGCGGCGTAGATGCCCGCCAGGCCCACGGAGCGGCCCAG